GGCTTTTTTATTTTTGAATAGGAGGTTTGCTTTATGGCAAAAATGAAAAAAGAAATTTACATACCTGGATATAGTCCCCCTCCAGAAGTTAAAGAAAGTTGTCATTGTACTATGTGCGGAACTTCATCAGCTTATAAGTTTTATGAAAGCACCAACGAAAGAAATAAATTCAATCATAAATTATCTCTATGTAAACCATGTATAAGTTATTATTACAATTATTATAAAACAAAATACGTAGATAATTATAAATCTATGTTTTATTTATGTAGAAAATTAGATATACCTTATATTCCTTCATATATGGATGCGTCTATCAAACGAGAACGTAGTAAAGATATAGAAATATGGCAATCATATTTTGCAAAATTCAATAGCCTTGGAGGAAAGCATAATTATGGTACGTGTTTTGATGATGGCATTCAAAGTCTTGAAACTCAAGAAAATATAGAAGATGGGTTCGCAATAACTCATGAAATTAGATCTAAATGGGGATTTGGAAGAAAAATAGATGATTATCAATTTTTAGAAAATGAGTATGCTAAATGGGAAAAAACAACTAAGACTGACAATCAAAGTCAAGAGTTTGGCATAAGAGAAATGTGTATGTTGATTTTAGATTTAGCAAAAGCTAGAGAAGCAAAGCAACAGAATACTAAAGAATTAACAGAACAAATTATTAAATGGATGGTTACCCTAGGATTAGATGCTAAGTCTAGGGCTGCTATAGATACAAGTGATTCCCAAGTTTGCTTCGGTAATTGGATAAAATCGATAGAATCTAACAGACCTGCTGAAGTATATGATCAGCCTAAGTTGTATGAAGATTATTGCAATATGAAACCATTAATGCAAAACTATGTTGAAAGACCTATTCGGAATTATATTACAGGAAATAGAGATTTCAATGTACACGAAGATGGTGAAGAATAATGGCATCTTACGCTAATTTTCAAACTAATGACAGAAAATATGCTGGTATTAATAAACCCGAATCCATTACTAAAAGCGAAGAAATAAAAGGTGAATGGGAAGAACGTTTGATAGACTGGATTACCTTCTATAGAAAAAATATGCATTTGTTCGTAGAGCATTATTTTGGTGTTGAGTTAAAACCATTTCAAAAAATTTGGTTTTATCAAATATCCACTGGAACGATTTCTATGACTATAGCAAGTAGAAATATAGCAAAAAGTTGGATAATAGCTTTATATGGATGTGCTAGATGTGTGCTTTATCCTGGGACTGTGATATCAATAGCTGCTGGTACAAAAGGGCAAGCTGGTATAATAATCCAAGAAAAGATAGAAGAGTTTTTTAGATCTAGATATCCTAATATAAACAGAGAGATCAAACACGTTATAAACAATAACCAGAAGACAGAATGTGCATTCCACAATAGTTCGATAATGAGAGTTGTAGTAGCAGATGACAACGCTCGTGGACATCGTACTCAAATTAATATATATGAAGAGTTTCGAGTAATGAAGCAAGATATATTAGAAAGAGTATTTACAGCGTTTAAAACACCACGACAACCACCTTATTTATCTAATCCTAAATATGCTCATTTAACAGAAGAGCCAATTGAAATTTACATATCATCAGCTTACTATAAACATGAATGGTGGTATGACAAAACTAAGAAAATATTAGAAATGACATTAACAGACGAAACAGTTAAATTTATTGCATTTGATTATTTATTAGTTGTAAAAAGTGGTTTTAAAACTAAGAAACAAATTGACCAAGAACGTCAATTGCTAGGCGATATCAGTTTTATGATGGAGTATGAAAATATTCCATTTGGAGAAAATGAAAATAGTTTCTTTAAATTAAGTATGTTTTCAAAAAACAGAAAAATAAAAAAAGCATTTTATCCACGCAGAGAGTTCGATGATCACAAGAAAGCAAACCCTTATCAAATCAAGCGACAGCGTGAAGAAATAAGGATTGTGTCTGTAGATATCGCTATGAGGAAGAATGAGCAGGATAATGATAATACTATTATTACTTGCATGAGATTACTACCTCAAAACGATGGTTTTCAAAGAGATGTAGTATATATGGAAACTAAGCATGGCGAAAACACTATTAAACAGGCTTTGCGTATAAAGCAGATATATTATGAGTTTGGAGCAGATTACTGTGTACTAGATATTGCCAATGCTGGAATTGGTGTTTATGATCAATTGGGTACTATTATACAAGACGAAAACACTGGTGATGAATATCCTGCGTGGACAGTAATGCAACATGCAAAAATATCTAATACTACTTATATGGAATTACTTGAAAGAACTAAGTCTTTAAATGCTATTCCTGTGGTATTTCCTATATCAGCAACATTGGAATTAAATGATGAGATAGCTAGAGATTTAAAAGATAGATTAAATAGAGGTATGATATCTTTTCTTGTTGATGAAGTGCAAGGAGAAAATTATGTAATAAATAATATTTTTAAAAGCAATACAAAGAAAACTACATTAATGGATATAACTGATCAACATGAAATGCTTTGGTGGATTCATCCTTATGCTCAAATTACGGAAGCAGTAAACGAAATTGTAAATCTAGAGTATAAAGTATTAAGAGGATATATTCAATTATTTGTAGCAGTAAGAACAGCAAGGAAAGATAGATATTCAAGTGTATCTTATGGCAATTATTTTGCCACGGTTCTGGAATTAGATCTATTAAAAGAAAAGAAGCAGAGTAATAAATGGGAAGATTATGTGTGTTTTGGTAACGCAGATTATGAAAGCAATTTCTATTAGAATGGGGGTGTTGTAAATCAGTGAAAATAAAAATATGTTTGAGGAATATGCTCAAGATTTAGCATATTTAGTATATAATGACATAAATAAAATATCTACCGCCGCATGGTATAATCCACCAAGTGGAAAGCAATTTATGCAAGATATGAACTATAATCCATTAATACCAAGTCAAAGTGATTTGACAGCGTGGCTTAAAGATCCTGGTAATAATGAAGAAAATTTGCGTGGCGTATCTCAATACATAGAATCAGCTATAATGCAATATAAAAGAACATTGAATCATTTTTCTCAAATATTAACTTTTAATAATCAATTAATAAGTATAGATTCTCCTGATGCAAACAAACCTAAGCAAGTTGCTGCATGGAAATCTGGTTATTTAAGATGCTTAGAATATTTAAGAAAATTTAATTTACGATATCAAAAAAACTTAATAATGGAAAAAATGATGTCTGAAGGTGGGTACTTTGCATATGTAAGCGAAACTAAAGATTTTGTAACTTTAGTTGAGATACCTTCTAACTGGTGTTATATAACTGGTAGAACAGATATAGGATGGACATACGGAATTAATCTTGCATATTTTGATAGATACGTAGGAATGGAATACGTAATGCCTGAGCTTTATGAGTACTATAGAGAATTTGTAAAGATGAGAGATATTTATAATAATAACAAAAGTATTGATTTAAATAAATATCAATTTTATCCAGTTCCCTTCGATAAAGGATATGTATTTTGCTTTGATATGCTTAGAGCAGAAATGACACCACCTTTCAAAGGAGTGTTCAAGGATGCTGTTTCTATAATAGATTATAAAAATTTATTAAAACAAAAAGCAACTCTAGATACATGGAAATTAATAGCTCAGATTATTCCTAGAAATGACAAAAATGAACCAGCTTTAGATGCTAAATATGCTCAAGCTATTATACAGTTAACTCAACAAGGTATGCCCGCAGGTGTTAAGACATTCGCAACTCCAATGGATGTACAAGAACTTAATTTCAATAATGCTCAGAATATGAATAATATCATAGGTATGGGTGAAACTATGTATTGGAAATCAGTTGGTGTTAATGGAGTAATAATGGACGGTGCTGAAAAGACTGTAGAAGCAGTTAGAGCTAGTTTAAAAAATGACGTAGGATTTGTAAATCCAATATATACTCAATTTGAGAATTTTATAAATTTACAACTACTCAAACAGTCTAGAGGTTATAGGTTTAGAATTAGTCTTTTTGGAGATAGATATTCTGATTCAGATGAAATGGTTAAGTATCAAGGACTCGTAACAGGTTGCAATTTTCCAGTTGGTAAATTATTTGCGTTTGCTGGATATCAGCCTTACGAAGTCGATGGATTATTAACACAAGAAAGCATATTAGGATTAAAAGATAAGATGACGCCTATTATCTCAGCATTTAATACAAAAGGAATGACTGGAACTGAACCAAAGACAACAGGAAGACCTGAAAGTGCAACGCTATCCGATAGTTCTGAAAAAACAAAAGATTATCAAAGCAACACTGCTACTAAAGCAAAAGTTACAAAGGCAACAACGAAAGGTGGTGCTAAATAATGATCACTAGTGATTTAATTAGGTTATTAAAAAGACAATTAGAACATGAACTACATAATAGTGCAATTTATAGAAATATATCTATGTATTTAAATATACAAGGATTTAAAAATCTTTCTAAGTATTATGCAGACTGGAGTTTAGAAGAAAATAAACATGCCACTTTAGTTCAAAGTTTTCTAGAATCATTAAATATATTTATTGATTATAATATTAATTTCGATGTTGTTTTAGGACTTGATTCTAGTTTAAATAAATTTGCAATGTTGACGTTAGATACTGAGAATTTGACAACTAGAATGTTGCAAGAATGCTTAACAGAAAGTTATTTGCCAAATAATTGCTCTATGAGTACAATGTTTTTACAAGATATGATAAAAGAACAAATAGAAGAAACAGATAAAGCTAATAATATAAATGATAATATGACAAATATTGGAGAAAACAGAGCCTTGCTTCAAATTTTTGACAATGGTTTTGAGGGCTAAACTATGAAATTTATGGATTTTAAAATATTTGATCAGAAAGATTTCTATTTTTGTTATTCTAAAAATTTATATAAATTTCTTAGATTTATAAAAAGCATTGAACCTATTGATATTAAATTAGATAAAAAAACGAATAGAAAGTTTTCTGTATTTGTAAAGTGTGACGCTTTGCAAATTTGTTTAGAAGAATGGAAACAAAATAAAGAGCTTGGAAAATTAGTATTTCCGAAGACAGAAGTTGGTGAAATATGTGAATGATAGAATTCAGATTCCAGTTGATTATTATAAAGTTTTACAAGAAAATAAATATATAATGATTTTAGAAGCTTATATAATGTCGGATGGCTCGAATTTAAATAATACTTATTTTGATATAGAATCAATTAAAGAAGCTTATCCTACTTTAGCAAATATACCTATATTATGCTTATGGGATGGATGGGATTTTAAGGAACATGCTAGAGATGATTATGCTTTTAGCCAACAAAAGTTTGTTGGAAATGTACCTGAAACTAATCATGGTGAAATTATTGAATATCAAGGTAAAAATTTTCAAAAAGCTAATATCCTTATTTGGAAAGCATATGTGCCAGAAGTAGCTGAAAGATTATCTAAGAATGCTATGTCTGGAAAAGAAACAAAAATTTCTGTTGAAATAGATCCTATTGAAAAAGAAACATTACCAAATGGAGTAATCAACATAAAGAAATTTTCATATTGTGGTATTTGTCTATTAGGACAGAATTATAAGGCTGCGATCCCAGGCGCACACCTTGATGTAATAAAATATTCTGACGATAGTGAATATAAAGAAGTAACAGACTATTATAATAAAGTGTATTTTAGTTTGAATAAAGAAGTTAATATCCCAGAGAATGTATTGCTTGAAATCAAAGAATTAAAGAAAAATAATAAAAACCCAATTTTATTAACATTTTTAGACAATATAAATGACAAAAAAACAATATCTAATATAGATATGATGTCATTAGAAAAATATTGTTCAGATGAAATGAGAAATACAAAAGAGTGGTGTTTAAAGATGAAGTATTCAGAGTCAATTTCGATTGACAATTCTAAAACATCAGCTATAATCAGCTCTAGTTGGTCTAATCCAGGCTCAAGTTTATATGACAAACTAATTGAACAACCTAATGCAAAAAGTCTTTTATCTGAAGCATATTTAATAGTAGAAGATAATTATAAGGACTCTCCTTCGTCTGCTTTAAAATTTCCTCATCATAAAGTTAAAGGAAATAAATTAGTAGTTGATGAAGCTGGAGTAATTGCAGCAGGTTCAAGATTGAATCAAATGAAGTCTATGGGAAAAGCTGATTTATATAATAAGTCACTTGCTCATATTAATAAACATAGAAAAGAATTAGGTTTAGATGAATTAGGTAAAATGAGTTTCAGTGAGGTGAAAAGTTTGGATAAAATCATGGCAGCATTGACAGATGTAATTAATGAGAAAAAAGGCATGAATACATATGGATTACCAAACGCTATATTACATGCTTTGAATGATAAGTATGCTATAGTTAATGAAAATGGTAAAATGTGCAAATATAAATATACTATTGACGAACAAGGCAAATATTCAATAGATGATACCGAAGAGCCTGATGAAGATGATAAAGAAAAAATGTCATATTCCGCTCAAGTATATGCAATGTTAGAAAAAATGGCACAAGAAAAAGTTGAAGCTGAAAAGAAATTTGCACAAGACAAAGCAGAGATGGAAAAGAAATTTGCTGAATCTGGCGTTGAAAAGTTTGCAAAAGAAGTAAAAGACTTGAAAGCTGAAAACGAAAAACTTAAAGAAGAAAAAGCTAAGAAAGATAATGAAGAAAAATCCGGAAAAGCTAAAGAAATGTTTTCAAAATATAATAAGTATTTGACAGATGAGGATAAAGAAGAGCTTGATAAAATGTTATTTTCCACAGATTTTAATACGTTTGAAGGAAGATTATATTCTAAAGTTGTTCCGAAAATGGAAGGTTTATTTTCAAAGAAAAATGATTCTGGATTTGATTTCTCTTTTGTACCTAAAGTGCAAAAAGAAGAAAACCAAAATTCCAATCCTCATTTAGAAACACTTTCAAAGATATAACTTTAAAAGACAAGTAATATAGGAGGTCATAAATATGGCTAATAGAAGTTGTTACGCAATGGTAAAAATCCAGGATGCTGATGTTGAAAAGTTTAGAGTTCAAGCAGGACAAACTTTTTATCCTGGCGATATAGTAAAATTAGAAACATTAGACACAGGTTTAAGTAATAACATAGAAGTATATTCACCAACACCTTGTGCTAGTGTTACAGCAGATAGATTTTGTATTATACCTAATCAAAGATTCGAACAGTTGACAGATGGAAGAAGACCTACAGGTAATCCAGATGTTTCTACTTATACTTTTACAGCAGGACAAACTATTGAAGTTATAAGGCTTAGAAAGAATTATACATTCTTTATTTCTGATGACTGCTTAGATAATAAAGGTTCTGTAGCTCCAGCAGTTGCAGTAAAACTGATTCCTCGAGTTGGGGATTATCAACTAGCTACTGATGCTACTGGCGGTTCTTCAATAACTGTCCTTAACATTGAAAAAAGAGAATCACAGCCTTCTGGTGGACAATTCGGGGCAAGTTTTATAGATGGTAATATCGCAAGAGTTACAGAAGGTTATTAATTAAAGGTAGGAGGAAACATAAATGAATAGAATGATAGCTCCAATGCTTTTTTCAAGAGACGAAAAAGCAGGAGATGACAAGAAAAGAAGTTTGATTAATGTAAGTATTGATTTAACTAAAACTGAATTAGAAAATAAAAGAATTCAAGATAATAATTTTCTAATCAATAAGTATAGTGTAAATAATAGTCTAATCACGACTGAAGTTAAAAAAGCATTTAGAAATAAATTATATAAATATTGTGCTGAAAAAGCTGGATTAACAGATCTAGACTTTGAAGACAAAAATAGTATGATGAGAGCATTTTCACATCCAGTATTTGAATGGGAATTAATGTCAATTATAACTGAAACTATCAATACAGTTAACGCTGATAATGAAGTTGAAGATATATTAGTAGCAGCTAATGTTAAAACTGTTGGTATTGGTGACTCTTTCACAGATGAAATTGAAAGTAAATCATTATATAAAGTTCAAGAACATGCATATGGTGATAATAAATCAAGATATCAAGAACATTTGAAATCTCCAATCACTATCACTCCATTGCCTAAATCAGCATCAGTTGATTTTGATGTTATTCAAATGACAGCAATCAACTATGACTGGGGTAAGCAAATAGCTAAAATAGCAGCTAGTTTCAGAACTAAAATGTATCAAGATGTTGTTGATGTAATATTTACAGTAGCAAATGTTTCAGCTACTCCTTTCTATGCGCCAACTTTTGCAAAGTCTACTTATGTTACATTAGCTAGTAGATTAGAAGCAGCAAATGGTGGAGCTGGAGTAACAGCTTATGGAACTAATATTGCTTTTACTGCAATGTCTGATATAGTTGATACTGGTTATACAACTCTTGATGAGATCAATAAGAGTGGATTTATTGGCAATCTTTACGGAGTAAGGACTCAAATATTCAAACAAGCAGTAGATTCTTCTAATGCTAATTTTGCATTCAGAGTGCCAAACGACAGAGTATTGTTAATGTCATCTCTTGGAGAAAGACCAGTTAAGCTTGTTAAAGAATCAGCTTTGCAAGTTATTTCAGAAACAGGATTAAATACAGCTCTTTATAAAAGAGTTTATACAATGATAGATTCTTGGAAAGCTCAGCTTGCTACTCAAGCAGCTTATGCAATTCAAGAGGTTTAGTAATTTTTAGGGGAAGCAATTCCCCTTTTTATTTTTGAATATAAAAGGAGTCAATATAAAAATGAAAGAACAATTAACAAAATTAAAGAAATCTGAATTAATTGAATTATTAAAGATGAAGTTAGAAAAAAATATGTCTGATCAAAGTGATACTACTAATGTTACAGACGTTGTTTTTGTAAAAAGTAATTTATATGGCACAATAGGATTTATGATAGATAAAGACAATGCTGTCACAGTGGATGGAAAAGGTGATAGTTTGTCACTAACCCTTACTCAGGCTAATCAACTTATATCTAAGAAAAGATATAAAATATTATTTTCAGCAGGGTTATTATATTTTTCAGAAGATCGTTGGTATAAATATTTTGGACTACATAAACCAGTAATTATGAGTGATGATAACGTATCAAAAATATTATCAGAATCAATTAATTTAGAAGAAACTTTAGATCAATTAACTAATAGAAAAAGTTTTTCAGCAATGATGAATTTTTTATCTTATAAGATAGCTGAATTAGGTACTAAAAATATATTACAAATGAATTATGATAAACAAAATATAATAGAAAAGTATTTTTCTACAGAAGGTGTTCCTGTAAGACTAACATCATTAAATGCATTGCTTTCAGATAGAATAAGTAGTTAAGAAAGGGGGATTGCTATATATGGCAACTTCTTTCGATGATATATATGGTTTAAATGAAGCCATTATGACAGATAGTCGTATAAATTCATTGCCAGAAAATTTATATTATTATGTTTTGTATAAATACTTACAATATTCGATAGGAGAATTCCGAACAATTTGTTGGAAGAATTTAGATTTATTAACTGCTTTTGATCAAGAAATATATACATTTATTGGAGATGGAACTAATTATAGTTTTTTATTAAATCCTGCGCCACCAGTGTCTAGTGATTTTTATGTTAGTGTTAATAACGTTGAAACTACTAATTTTTCATTTAATTCAGGTACAAATTATCTTACATTTGGCACTACTCCTATACTAAATGCTTCTATATATGTAGGGGCGTATGTTATTGGAGAATTTACACAAGATTTAAACGTAGAAGAACAAACAATATTATCTATTGGAATGGCTGTCCCATTTTTAAAATCAAATGTAATTAATACAAAACAGTTAAAACAAATGATTTCTGCTGCTCCTGTTAATATAGCAAGTCAAGCAAATCATAATAAAGTTTCTTTTGAAGGACATAAACAAATTGAACAAGAGTTTTTAGATCGAATGAATAGATATTCTTGGAGAAATGATCCAAATGATTTGGCAGATGCTATTGGAGAATTTTTGATATGAATAGCATAAATATCTGGAAAGATATAAAGACTGAAACAATAAAAGAGGATTTTGAAAATGCTTATACTAATTATTTAGCGGATGTATTTGAAAATTCTCCTAATTTTAATCTTGTTCAAAAGAATTTTGATTATGCAGTTGATTATAAGACAATAATTGTAGAATATGATACAAGTAAAAATTTGATAGGATATAAGAGATTAGTTTCGTATCCTTATACTACTCAACAATTTGAAGTTGGTGATTATATACACTGGATCTATGGAGCAGTTTCCACTAGTTGGTTAATGTTTGCCATAGACAAACAGTTTAACTATAATTTAAATGGTAAAATTAAAAAATGCAATTCTACTTTAAAGTGGAGAGATTCGCATAATAATATTATTTCTTATCCTTGTGTAATAGATGATAAAATTAATAATTCTGATTTTGATTACGCTAGAGGCTTAATAGTTCCTAGTGGTGGAATTATAGTTCATGTACAAACTAATTCTGATACAGAAGTGTTATACTTAAATCAAAGATTTATATTTGGTCAAAATGTATATAAACTAAATTCACAAATAGATTTTTCATCGCCTTATTTAATGACTTTAATAATGACAAAGGATAATGAATCCCCAGACGTAATGGATGATTTCTCAAATGGAATTGCTAATAATAATAAATACAATTATGTATTGAATATAAATCAAAATAATTTTACACAAAATGTAG